CACACAAACTTATTGAGCGGGACTGAAGTTTGATAACAAAAAAGCCATGACGGGAAATGCCCGTCACGGCGAGCATCAAACCCCTCCCAGCGTATCATACCTATGAGCGGGAGCAAAAAAATCCGCTACCATAAATGATAGCGGATTTGGGTGCAGGGACACGTCCCCTACATTGTAAAGTTTACAAACAAACTTATTGAGCGGGACTGAAGTTTGATAACAAAAAAGCCATGACGGGAAAAGCCCGTCACGGCGAGTGACTGGCGGAGATGGAGAGATTAAATACACCACTTTACACCGCTTTTTATTGCTTTATAAAATTGTTTGTAAACCACGCATTTACGTCATTTAAGCCATTTCATTTGTCCCACATTTCACAAGCATATATTTACAATTCAGCTTTATCGTGTATAATTCGTGTACGCAAAACGTCAAGCATTGAGATGTACTACCTGTGCTGAAACGGCATATTTAGGCGTTTTTAGAGTGGGTATAACTTTTTTGAAGTCTGGCGGGGCTAACTTTAAAAAAGTTGTATACAATAATGTTTTATCCATAATTCTCTTTTCTTTTCGTTAATGCACCTGCAACGATAGTTTAGTCGCATAAAATTGTATAATTTAAATCAATTTTAAAATTGGCAATTGTGCAAATGCACAAAAATGATGTTGTAAAACGATAAAAAAGTACTCAAATAGGTAAAACTATGGTATAATGAAGACAAATGAAGAAAGTGTAAGGTGACTATTATGACTTTTACAAGTACGAATTTTGCTGTTAACTTTTCGCCTATTTCGGATATAAAGAAGAAGTTCATTAATAATGCCAATTTAGAAGATCAATTTGCTGACCCAACCATATTACCCATTCCAGACAACGCACCCGATGATATACCGAGAATAGTTTGTCAATCCAAAAACGGTCATTCAAATCTAACGATTACAAAATGCTCTCTTTCACTGTCCACAATGTATGATAATTCATATTTAAATGATTGGTCTTTATGCCGTAGTTATCTTTCAAACAAAATACACTTGCTGCTTGATATTTTAGACAAATTAGAATGTGACTTCAAGTTTTCAGGTTTGGTGACACAAATTATTTGTGAGCCCAGCGAAGATAACGCAACTAATGAACTGTTACACAAATTTTCAAAAGTAAAATCAAATTATAACATTTATGACTATAGCCAACGTTTTACAATTATCAAAGATGAAAAATATTTTGTTAATTTAGAAATCAATAATATAAGAGTGTTTAATGGAGCCACGCAGAATCTTACAACTGCTGGTTTCTTAAAAGATGAAAAAGGAAATAAAATATGTATCGTATCAGATGTAAATGACAGATATGACTTTAATTATAATGTTGATTTCAAATCAGACAGTAATAAAATTAACAAATTATTAGATCTTACCGATAAATGTATATCTAACATTGATACGTTAGTAAAAAATGCGGAGGTGACATTATGATTTTCCTTGATGGTGTAAAAATTGGTCTAACCACAACCATAATGGCTATAACTAGTCCGTCTATCAGCACGACTCCAATTTACGAGCACCCACCTGTAATTGTTGCACAAAAAATTGAAAGTCCATTGGGCGGTGATTATAATATGACTTATAGTAGGAATATTCAAAATCAATACCTTGCTAATAATAACACAAAAAATAAATTGCTAAATCTATTTGGTGATACAAGATCATTGACCGCAGAAGAACATGAAATATACAAAAAGATATTGCATCAAGGTGCAAAGAAAATGGCATTGAAAGTTTGGTAATTCGGTATGCTTGAAGAATTTATTGATTTCTGCGCTGAAACATTTCCATCAATATCACCATATAAAATCGAAAGCTTAAAAAATGCTGTTGAACAGTTTAAGCAAAATGGTCATTTTTTTGAATGTTGTTTACCCACTCCTTTGGGTTATTATGCACAAGGGGATATTTTTACTGATTTGCCGTTCTCATTTGTAGATTCAAAAGGTGATTATAATATCATAAAAAGACATGGTATTCTGCTTTCGAACACTTGTGATGCATCTCGCAATGATACATTGATTTTCGCTGCACTACAACCAATTGAGTTAACGAAAGATTCTCCTCAAATGAGAAATGACTTAAAAAATAACAAGTTAACACAGTTTATGTATATTCCGCGTGAAGAATTAAAAGACAAAGCTATTGATTTTGGTTTAATAAACTCATTCCCTAGAGAATTAATAGTAAATGGGTGTTCTGCAAATAAAACTAAAAAAATATGCTCACTTAACGATTATGGCTTTTATATATTACTCACCAAACTCACTATTTTTTTTGCAAGAAGACAAGACGAAGAAACGGAAAGAGATAGGAGAATTGGAATACATATGTAAATGAACAGCACCGCTAAATTATAAACCTAAATTACTAATTGAGAAAATTCTAATAAACTATCCAAAAGCTCCAAAAAATATACCATTTTTTATGATTTGCAAACAAAAACAGCCGACAAGGAATAATCCCTGTCGGCTGTCTTACTACCTACTTGATTTTAATTTTCTGCCCCACATAAATGAGATTAGCGTTCTTGATGTCATTATCCTTAACAAGCTTCGCAACAGTGGTCTTGTAGCGCCGTGCGATGCCTGAGAGCGTATCCCCACGCTTCACAGTGTACGTCACTGCCTTTTTTGCGTGGCTAGTAGTCGGCTTGTTAGTCGGTCTGATAGCCTGCTTCTTGAAGCCGTTCAGCCCTGCTGCCTTTATCTTCGCAGGATAGTCCACATAACAGATATCCATGTCAACATTGCCGCTGATACCGCTGACTCTTCCAGTGGAGCTGTACTGCCACATACCATAAGTGCCGCCGTAGTTACAGCGTGAGCCGTACTCAGCGACCCAAAGAGCATATCTCTTAGCGACGTAGGCAGATATGTACTGCTGTAAAGGCGAACGGCTGATATACAGTCCCGCCCAGTAGCCTGCGTGTTCAAGTGCATTGCAGAAAGTCTTGACAAGGCTGTTGCAAAATGCTCTGCCCTTTGCGAACTGTGAACGTTCCTCGAGGTCAAAGTATATCGGATACTCAAACTTCTTGCCCTTGATAGCGTTGATACAAGTCTGAGCCTCTGCCTTTGCTTCCTCGACACTCGCCGCATAGCTATACCAGTAAGCACCGACTTTCAACCCTGCCGCTTTAGCAGCCTTGTAGCTTTTCTCAAAATATGGGTCTTTCTGATTAGCGTACTTGCCGAAGCCTGCACGAATGATAACGAAATCGACCCCCGAAGCCTTGACTTTCTTGAAGTCAACGCCCTGCTGATACTGTGAAACGTCAATGCCCTTAAATGTCTTTGCCATAAAAATTACTTCCTTTCTAAATCATCAATCCTGTGATTAGCCACCTTGATTTTCTCGTCGATCAAAGCATAGTCCTGCTCCAGCTTGTAAGTCCGAGCAATAACGGAATTGTGCTTGTCCACACGCTCGGACAGCTTGTCTATCTTGTACTCGATAAGCTTTTGGCTATCATACTGTGCCTGTTGCATAGTCTTACGACTGTTAGATGCTATGACGAGCTGACACGCTACCGCAGACGCAGCCGTTATCAGTGCGACGATAATTGCTTCCGTCACTCGTCATCACCTGACTTTCTTTTGGCTGACTGCGTTCCGAAGTAGAACGATATCACCACAGTAAACACCGTTATGAACTGCTCTGCTGAAATCGTGCGGCGCAGTGCCAGCACGCAGAATACTGCCGTCAGCAGTATCGTCACGATAGACTTGACGTCTATAAGCTTTGCAAATTTCTGTTTCATATCTTGCTTACTCCTTTATCTCAAATGCAAATCTGCTTAACAGATATTTCTTATTATTGAGCAGTATAGTTTGCGTAGGTACAGCATAGTCACTGTTATTATAGCTATCTGATATACCCTGTATATGAGAAAGTATATGATACACATTTGTAAAACCTTTGTTTAAATCAGTAGAAACTACAGGAGCAAGTGAAGTCACCGATTTCTGCTGACAAAAATATCTATAAGGAGTAGATTTAATAGTAGCCCCATCAGTGAATACTGTATATAAGCGAATATTATTATCAGCACAACTTGTGGCCATTCCTATTTCGGTTTCTCCTGTTTCATAGTTAGTTACTTCACCAATTATTATATTTATACCAGGTCTACTAGTGGTATTACTGTCTATACCCATAGCAACTAGGTCATTTTGTTTGTAAATGACCCAACGTCTAGGATCTCCAGTACGAGGTGCAGTACTTACACAAGGACAAGTTAATGCTTGTGTCCTCAAGTCACACCAGCCAAAGTTACTATTTGTATCAGAAAATTGCCCTCTTAAAAACAGCTCATCTGTTACCCAAAGCTGAAAGGTGGCATTTTGTGTATCAATACTCGCATTATCGCCCTCGAACACAACTTTCTTAAAGTCATAGACCTCGATAAGCTTCTTGACTAATCCTCTTAGTCCGTCTGTTCCCTCATATATTTTCATCTTCGACCGCCTCCGCTATGCCTGTTATACCTATATTTCCGTACGCTTCTCCCACTGACACTCCCACAAGGCTCTGTCCGCTCGCCATATCGGGTATAGTGTCGATAATATCCATATTGCCGTTGAAGTCCTCAATGCTGAACCTGTCCAATCTGTCGGGCTTTTTAAGTCCGAGATTTTCCGTGAAACTAGCCAACTATACTTCCCCCTTCCGCATTTTTGCCGACTATGAGATAGTATACCTTGAAAGCGTATGTTCCGCCCTGGTCTGAGGTGTGCTCAAGGTATGCCTCCCAGTCGATGTCCCTGCCGTTGCTTGCGACTTTGTATTGAAAACTCTGCGACTTGAAGTGCTTTTTGCCCCAGTCACACACCATAAACACCGCAGGGTTAGTGACCCCCGAGGGTATCATTCCTGTGCGTGTATTGTATGACCACTGGGAACCGTTGTCGGCGTTGACCTTCATATTCACCGTGAAAGACCCCCACCGCATATACAGTGGGTAGAGCCTGTTCACAAGGCTTACTATCTGCGCCGCTGTCTTTGCACGAAACACCGCTGTACCGCCGTCTAAAAGCTCGTCCGTCTGTTCGCCCGAGTACCGCAGCTCATACTCCTCCTCGCCCACTATTTCTTCAAGAGCTGCCACCCTCGCCGTGAGCTGCTGGATAAGCTCCTCGGTGGTGGGCGTTGTCTGACCTGTGTCTGCTGTATCGGCAGTATTCTCCGCCTGCGTATCAGCCACAGTTGTTATCTCATTTTCGTCCATTATCTCGCCTCCTAAAGCTGTTCTTCCACCGACAGACCCACCGCAGAAATATCAGCTGAAAGTCCGCCGTCAAAATTGAATCCTATGTTAGTTATTGGTATATCATAGCTTTCGCCGCTGTCGCTGACGTATGTCACAACGTCCCCGACGTCAAATCGGGGGTCGCCAAGGCGGTGAAAAAGCTCCGTTGTATACCACGAAAAGCCGCCTACCCTATGCCACAATGACCGCAGCAGCGACATTGTCATATACGGATTTTCAAACTCCAGCACACGCCCTGCCGAGCCTGTGGTGTTGCCCAGCCGCAGAGTTTCGCTGTCGCTGACCTTGCAGATGATACCGACTATCACATTTTGCCGTTCGCTGAGTGTTGGCAGGTCGATAGTGTTGTTGTCCAGTATCTTCACGCTCGAGCCGTACCATTTGCGGACGTATCTGCCGTATCGGTCAACAAAGCCGAACTCGCCTTGTGCCGAGGCGATGTAGCTGAGCATCTGCCGCATTGTGGTGTCTTTGGGTATAGAGCTTATTTTGAAGTCGAAGTTTGCGGTCTTTAGGCGTATATGCCCCTTGCCGTAGAGCCTTGCTCCGCCCTTTGCACGCAGCTTTGGAGGGATGGTGTAGTCGTTGCCGTTTGAAAGACCGAGCTGCTTGCAGATATCGTCTTCAACAGCTTTTGACCACGCAGGTAGCTTGACCTTTGGCACATAGGTCTTGTCCGAAAAATACAGCCTATCCGCAAAAGTAACCTCAGTATTTCCGCCCGACTTTTTCGACTTCACGCAGGTAAAACGCCCAAGGAGTATTCTCTCTCCGTCAAGCACCTCTCCAAGCTTGCTTATCTGCTCCACTGTCAGCTTTGAAAGCTCAGCGTAGGTGTAGGCTTCTAGGGTGGAGTAGGTGGTTTCGCTGGTAAAGTCCGCAAGGTACAAGGAAAGGTCATACTCTTTGCCAAGAAACGCTGTCTCAGTGTCACTTATTGTCATGTTCCACGATTGCGAACACACGGCGCCCAGCTCGATGTCGTCTGAAAGTGATGTTGCCTGCATGGAGCTGTCAGCTGACATAATGCTGTCACCTGATATAACGCCCTCTGCATTCTCTATCCACAGCCGCCAAGTACGGCAATAGCTCTCGATACGCTGAGCCACAAGCTCCCCTGTTTTGTACATTCAAACGCCCCCTTACTGCATTATCAAATCCACCGCAACGCCTTTGCAGAACTGTTTGTTCTCGTCCCAGCCGAAAACCTCATAAGTTGGGTCGCTTGCGTAAACGTCAAAAGTGCTTTCCTGAAATGTTTCATCAAGGAGCGTGATACTGAAAAACGGACTGTCAACGTTGGAGATATACTCATTGAGCTTTGCCGTCTCCTCACCTGTGAGATGATACCATTTCAGCGTGACAGTTTTCTTTATGGCTCTTATATCGCCCACCATTTTGCAGTTAGCCGTCCGCCCTGCATTGTTCGACCATATCTTGTTGTTTGTAAAGCTCACTTCCGCAGGTGTGGCGACCCTTTCGCTGCCGAATATAAGTCCTCTGCTTTTCATTTTCTGCACCTCCTATGCCCTTATTGGCGACCTGCCGTTGCGCTTGATATAGTCGTTGATATCATCAATAACTATCTGTGTGATAGTCTTGCCGTTGAGCGTAAGCGGTATGGTAACGCTTATCTTCTGATTTCCGCCCGCTCCGCCGTAAGACACAAGAGCCTGCAAAACAGCCTGCGTGATAGTATCCAGCGGTGCCTCGATATTCGTGCCACGCTTCTGATCGCCCAGAACTGCAAGGAACTCAGAGTTCGGCGGTATTACTGCACCTTGAGCAAGTTTGGGTATTTCGGGGATATCAATTTGGCTTAGGTCAAAGCCAAATGTCTGACCGCCAAGATCACCGGGAAGCCAATCAGGCGTCGTGAAGCTCAGCTCGTTTATGCCGTCGATTATCCAATTCAAAGCGTCCTCAACTGCACCTGTCAGACCATTTATAAGCCCGATTATCAAATTAATAGGTGTTTTTGCTATGTCAACAAGTGCGTCCCATACGCCTTTGAAGATCTTCTTTACACCCTGCCAAGCTTTTTTCCAATCACCGGTGAACACTCCCGCTATGAACAACACAACGCCTTTAAGTGCTGAAATGATGTTCTTCACGGCGTCAATTATATTGCTTATGACATTGCCCACTGTCTTTATTATCTTGCCAAGCACACTGCTGACTATCGGTCCGAGTATGCTCACAAGCCAGTTCACAACAGGTGCTATGGCTTTGTTGTAAATGCTCAGAACGCTTGTGATAAACGTTCCAACAAAGTCGAGAAACTCGTCAAGCAGAGGTTTCAAGTGCTCCGTCCAAACGCTGTCAGCCACGTCCATGAGCTTGTCAAACACAGGTTTCAAGACTGTTTCCCACAGGTTGAGGAATACGTTCTTTGTGGTGGTTATACCCTCGTTTATGCCGTCAAATATAGGCTGTCCCCACTCGTTCCAAAAGTCTGAAATGCTCTGCCAAGTATCGCACCACAGTGTTTTCAAGGCATTCAACACAGGCTGTGCAACGCCGTTCCACAAGGTATCGAAGATCTCTTTTATGTTGTCAAACAGTACGCCGAGAGTGTTCCATACCTGCGTGCCAAAATCCGTTATTAGGGGTAATCCTACAGTGAGAAAGTTTTGCAGTATAGGGAACACTGCCACATTCCAGATATCAGAAAACACCTTGTTGAAGCTGTCAAAAAGTCCTATGCCTATCTTGCCAAGCGTGCTGAAAGCGGTCTGCATAAGCGGTGTAAAATCGTTTATAAAATAAGCTTTGAGCGGCTCGGAAAGCGACTTTATATCGCTGAAAACTCCGCCGAGTATCTGAGCAAGTTCAATGCTCTCTCTTTCAAGTCCGCTCCATATATCAGCGAAAATAGGCTTAAAATTCTTATCAAGATAGTCTGCAAGCTTTTCAAACTGAGTTCTTACTGATTTGAAAAAGTCAGACAGCTTTTTATCTGCCTTTCCCGTATCCACCTCAACGCTAGTCCCGGAAGGCTGCATTATCTCCCCGGCTCCGCTGACCCCAGTGCTGTCTGACTTGCTCTCATCATTCAGCTTGTTCATCTGGTCAAAGCTTGCAAGAGAGCCTTCCTGTGCCTCCTGAGCCTGCTGTGCATTGTCGGCTATATCGCTGTAATTATCCGCCGCCTGAGAGGTGCTTTTCACTATGCTTTGAGCCTCGTCTGCACTGCTGCTTAGTTCAAAGCCGAACGCCTCTGAGAGCGCCTGCGCCGCACCCTGTGCCAAAGCTATGAGCTGTGAAAGCAGACTGTTTATCGCCTTGACAACAGGCAGAAGAACGTTCATCAGCACAGTGCCGATAGTCGCTCCGAACTCTTTCCATTGCTCAGAGAGTATTCTAGTTTGGTTCGCCCAGCTGTCAGAAGTCTTTGCAAAGTCCCCCTGTGCAAGAGCCGTCTGTGACATAACGTAGTTGTATCTCAGTTGAACTTTTTCAGCCTGCGACATATCGGCAGTTGACTTCGTTATACCCTTTGAAAGCGCATACGCCTGCAAGTTGGCGTCCGTCATAACGATACCGAACTGTTTGAGGGTCTCAGTTTCCCCTGTAAAAATTGATTTCAGAGCCGTGCTTGCTACGTCCTGACCAACGTTATAAAACGAAGCCATATCCGCCGACAGCCCTGTAAGAGCCATAGCCATATCGCTTGCACTGTCATTGGCAAGCCCCATTCCTGCCGCCATTGCCATGAAGTTTGAACCTGTTTGTTTGGCAGTAAGCTTTGAAATACCATAGGTTTTTACAGCAGTGTCAGCGAAGTCCTCCATTTTCTGCTTGGACTCTCCGAAAGCCGTATCAACAACGTTCTGAACTTCCGCAAGGTCTGAGGCTGTTTCTATGGATTGCCTGCCGAAGTCCACAAGCTTCTTGACGGAGAATGCAGCCGTCACAGCCATTGCAAGGCTTTTTAGCTTTGGCTTGATATCCCCCACCATATCGGAAAGGCTTTTCAAGCCCTTTTCAAAGCCCTCGCTGTTTATGTTGGTGTCAAAATTCAAGCACCCGTCAGCCATTGTCATTCACCTCCCGTCAGTTGTTTCAGAAACTCTTTGTCCTCGTTTTCAGCCCTCTGCTCTTCTGCTGAGAGCTTTCGTTTAAGGTCTATCATATTGCGGTGGTTTCTGTAAAACTCCTGCTCATATTTTTCAAGCTTTTTGCCCTTGTTAAGCTTTTGCCGTATGCCTATAACAGACGAAAAAAGCCCCTCGCCTATCTCATTGAAATAGCCAAGAAAAGTCCACCAATGAAGATATTTTACCGTCCTCGTTTCAAAGCCTGCCGCCTTGTTCACCGCAGGAAAAATAATACTCTCGTCCTGCTCCCAATCAATAGTCTTTGCAGGCTGAACGCTCTCCTGCGGAACATCTCCACCGCCAACAAACCAATAAGCCTTGTCAACAGCCTCCTGCAAATGTTCTCGTGGGATATCCTCGACATAAAGACATTTAAGACACACATAGCACTTTTCACGCTCGTCAAGTTCGGGGTCTGCAAAGGCTGAATATATCCGCAGTATGACCCGAAAATCTGAGCGTATGGCATACTCTTTGCCGTCTATTTCAAGGGCTGTTGGCAAGTTGCCTATCATTTCAGCAGCTCCCTGAGCAGAGCCTTTTTGTCTTCGTCAGAAAGCTCCGCCACATTGACCGCAGGCTGAGCAATATGTTGATGAGCGATAACAGGTGCGGTGTACTTCTCCACCTTTTCTTCGAGCTTTATCTGAGCCGCCGTCTGTGCTGACTTTATCTCCTGCACCACCACAACAAGAAGCGCTTCAAGGAAGTTCACAAGCACAGGCTTGCCGTTTGAAGCCATAGAGAACACGTTCACGCTTCCGAGCGCCGCCGTACACACATTGCTTCCAAATATGTCATTGACCATTTCTCTTGCACGCTGGTCATACTCTTTGAGAAGCTGAGTTCTGTCCTCGTTCTTCTCACGTTCTGACACTTCTTCTGCGATATTGTCAGCCTTGCTCATAGCGTCCTGTATCCTTGTGATGATACCAACGTCTGACACGTTTATCCTTATAACTCTGTTCTCGTCGCCGTTTATAGCGTACTCTTTGTAATTGCCGCTGTTAAAATCTATTGACTGCATTGACATTTTTATCATCCTTTCTGTATTATGGCAAACAAAAAGCACTCCGCTCTGAACGAAGTGCTTTCATATGTTTGTCATATAGTTTATTCTTCCGTAGTCTTTGCAAACGTTGGCACGCCTGCCGCAAATGTGACAGAGCCTTTCACTCTGTTTCCTGCAAAGGTGCAGTTGAACGGGATATTTACGCCCCCCTGCGGTCCGCCATAAGACTGCGGCTTGACTATGACATCTTCCGTCCATGCGTCATACGCACCTGTGGTCTTGTCAACGATAACTTCAAGCACGCTTGTCTTGCAGGCGTCACCGGTAAGACGATTCATCATGATATCCTTGAGTTTTTCGTAAAGTGCGTCACCTGGCTTTGCATAGAATGTGTCAAGGTCGAACTCAGGCTCATAGCCATTGTCCTCAACTGTGGTTTCATCAAGGATATTCTTCTTTGTGGAAGTGTCAGGGTTGAGTGCCACACTTGCGTCCTCAACGTCCTTACCGAGAAGATACCAGCTTGGTGATGAAGCGACCGCTGCGAATGTAGTATCAAGATAATGCAGAAGATGACTTCTGTTGAGCTTTCCGCTCTTGTATGAATAATCAGGCATATGTTTTCCTCCTTTTATATCTGATACTGTGCCGCTATCTGCAATTGATACTGCACAGTATCGTTTGTGTTTTCGTTTGGTATTGCATATATCATTCCGTTTGCACAGGTGAGCTTTTCAAGAACGCCTGTCCTTTCCTCGTCCTCTGTTATGGTAGTGAACGTGGTATCTCTATGCTTGTCTGCATAGCTTTCAAGCCACATCTGCAATTCAAGCAGTACGCCGCTGTTTGACATTCTGTCAAAGTCGTTCATAGACTGATACACCGCATAGAGAATGAAGTTATGCTGTCTTGTCTGACCGCCCAGAATATCAGAGCTTATAAGGCTGTCGCCTGTTGAGGACAAGCCGTAATTTGTTGGCGTATCGTCGGTAAAGTCGATATGGATATCGTTGCAGACCTCCGATATTTTCGGGAACTGCTGCAAAATATCTTTCACAAGCTCGATTATGTTCATTTCGCTTTGCCTCCCATTATCGCCGCCGCTCCTCTGAGTATTTGCTGTTTCTTGTCGGCTTTCATTCGCTCAAACCAAAGCTTGCCGGCAAGTGGCTCTTTAAAAGTGCTGTAAACAAGGTCTTTGTCCGTCAGCACTTTCTTTTCTCCATGTCGGGCGTAAGACGAGCCTGTAACAGAGGATACCATAAGCTTGCCGTAATACTGATAGCGTGCGTAAGGTGCAAGATACTGTATCTTACCGCTGCCTATTTTTGTGCCTCTCGTGGCAGACTTTCTCAGATTAGTGCTGAGGGTAGGTGTATACTTCACCATATGCCTTATGCACTCGGCGTCAATGAACTTTTGAGCCTTATCAAAGCGTTCTGAATACTTGCCTGCAAAGGACTTGTCCCAAGTGATAGCCCTGCTGTCCATAGGCTGACCTATCTTCATTTCACGCTCACCTCCATATGTGGCAGACCGCCGAACATATAATCATCAATGCTCATTACCGTAACAAAGTCATACTCCGCACGGAACATTTTCATGCTCTCAGATATGCTCTGCGGCGTTTGGTTGTCGAACTCAAACTCGCACTTTCCTTTCACAAGCATATCCTTTGCAGGGGTTTTCGGTACATTATCGTCATAGAAATACACCCTTGTGCTATCTGAGGTCTGCATACCGCTTTTCACGATACTTCCCGACTTATTCTCACACCAGTAAACTTTCTCTGCATACTTCCGCACAAATCCCTCTGTCTGCTTGTCAAAAAGATACACCGTGCAATCGCTGTTCGCAAGCATTTATCTCACCCCTCTGTAAAGCAGCCCTGTTCCGCTGAGCCATTTGTATACGATATCGTGAACGGCTCTGTCAGCGTTCTGCCTGCGGATATCTGAGCTTTCATATGACTTTGACCAACCCCCAACGCTTTCGGAAGATACCCCCTGAGTGCCACACTCCTGCTCTGCCTTGAAGATATTCTCCGCAAGCTCGCAGCAGCACATTTTCACTTCTTCGGGGATATCGTTCTCGTCAACGTTGTCAAGGGTATATTGCTTCATAAGGCTTGTGGCTTGCATTGCATAGAAGTCAAAAGCGGCAGATATGTCAGGCTCTCTGCCGCAAAGATAAACGCCTATATAATAGCTCTCGTTTGCATATGCTTTCATACTGCCGCACCTCTTTACTTCTTGAATCTTGCAAGCACTACCTTTGACTGGTCTGAAATAGCCACAGTGTAATGCTTGTCAGCAGATATATCTGTGCAGCGCTTTGTGCTTCTTCTCTCTTTTTCAACGTTGGTGTCACGCTTGAGGTAGATAGTCAGAGCTGATGTTTCGTCCTCTGTTTCAGTATCAGCGTTGAGCTTGATGATAGGGCATGTGTAGAAAGTGCCAGCCTTGACAGCGGCGTTCTTTACAACATAGTCACCCACCTTTGGAGTGTAGCCATCTGCACAAGGCGTTACTGAGCCGAGCTTTATCTGTGAAGCAGTTGGTGAAGCTGTGCTGTCCGCAACGACTTCCTTTGCACCCTCTGCGTCGCTGTCAACTCTCACATACTGTTCCGGGATAGCCTCGTTAAGTGAAACCTTCTTTGACGGAACGATACGGCAATTCGCTATTTTGCCTATCTCGCCTGTCATGACCACATTGCCGTCATACTTATCTGCTGAAATGAAGTTCGGGTCCTTTCTGAGCTGTGAGTTCTGATGAGGATTAATAAACATAGCCTTTTCGGTATTCAGCTCCTCATTGAACTTGTCAACAGCGTCAACAATGCCGCTGTAAGAGATAGCAGAAGCCGAGCCGTCATAGATGAGCTGAGCTTTCATAAGTGCGTCCATGCTGTCTGCGTCCACCTTAGAAGCGATAGACATTGCAAGCTGTGAAGTCGCCTGACCTACAGGGTTGCCATAGCCGCTGAGAACAGCCTCGTCGGTTATCTCCACCGCTTTCATGGCTTTCTTTACCTTAGCCTGAGTGGAGTCTGTTTCAAGCTTGACAGTTTCGGCTTCAACGCCCTCTGCAACATCAACTGCGTCGCCGATATACTTATACTGCGGCACTGTGATAGTGTCGCCAGGCACGCCAACGAGCGTTCTGTCTATCTTCGCAAAGGGAGATACAGTTATCTTAGACTCTATCTTTGCGTCGATCATATCACTCATTACCTCAGGATCGATAAGGTCGGTGATCTTTGTCTGCTCTGCGAAATACTGCATAGAAATTCTAATGCCATTTGTCATTTTCATAATATCCTATCCTTTCAACTGTTCGTATTTTTCGGGGTCTGTTCGTTTAAGTTCCAACCTCTGCATATACCCCATTTTTGCAAAGGTTTCCTTGCTCACTTCACCTGCGGCAGGCGTACCTGTGGGAGCAACCGGGTTCTTGATAGGCTCGGAACTTTCAAAAAGATAATCGTTATCTTTCTTCACGTTCTCGATAGCCGTCTTGATATCCTCAGCCTGATTTTTGGAAGCTTTGAGAGTTTCCACATCAAGCAAAGCTTTAAGAGCCTTGACGTTTCTTGCCTTGCTTGCCGAGATAGCGTTATCAAGGGTAGCGTCAAACTCCATATCAGATATCTTCGCCTGATACTCGGTATCTTTCTTAGCAAGGTCAGCGGTGAGCTGTGCGACTTTGCCGTTAAGCTCCTTGACGTCCACGCCCTCAAATTCTTTGAGAGAGTTCTGTGCGGTATCAAGGCTGTCCTTATAGTTATCACGCTCCACCTCAAGGCGGCTTTTCACCTTTTCAAACTCAGCCACAGTCTTATAATTCTCTGCCACCTGTTTTGTGATGTCCTGTTTCTTGTCCTCAGGGATAACGATACCCAGAGCGGCAAGGATCTCAAAAATGTTTTTCATATGTTTGTCCTTTCTACATAGCTTATATACCGCTCTGTCTGCGGTGTGAAAGTCTGACAGTTTAACGTCATATCAAGGACGAAATGGTATGAAAAAAGCACCCGTTAAGGTGCTTAGTTCCGATATTTGATTAGTCCATTGTCTGCCAATCTTCCGACAGCATATCTGCTTGACTTGCAAGCCAGCCAAGTTGTACGCCAGAAGTTCCCACAAACGCTAATGCTTTATTGCCCATATCCTTATGGTTTACATTTGTCACAGTACCATTAGGTGATTTATAACTAACATTAGTGGCAAGCTCAACATACTGTCCTTTGCCGTTCCAGCCTTTTCTTGCTATTTTCTTACCTCTCTTTGCTTCTTCAATTGCCTGTCCGAAATTCATATTTATCCGTCCTTTCTGATTTTGGGTATAAAAATACCGCCCGACATTAGTCAAGCGGTAAAGTTATCATTTGAAATACTCTGTAAGTTCAACTTCTGAATCAATGTACACAGCGTCAATATAATAACTGTTGTGTACGATTATCTTCTTTCCGTTTAATGTGTATATCTGCGTTTGTGAGCCGTCAACATCTGTCAGCATATCGGACCGTTCAATGCCTGGGATATGCTTTTCCAATGCTGCACATTGCTTATCAAAAATTTCTTTGTCCGCAGCCGTGCAAATATTGTATTCATATTTCTTCATTGCTGATCATCCAATCCATACCTTTTATCTACTGATCTTCGTGTTTTTACAGCGGTCTTCAAAGTGTCTGCTATAGCTTCTTCTCTGCTCATGTTTTTTCGTACCATTTTATTTGACACCAAGTCTTCAAAAGAAATGATAGGTTCGGTCTGGTCAAGGGTTTTACGAGCTTTTTGATCTTCCATTAACTCTCTTGCCTGAAAGCGATACTTGTTACGCAGTTCACAAGCTTGCCTTGCCTGCTCTTCAATAGACTTGCTTTTGTCAATAAGCTGAGGGATATTTTTGTTATGGTGTCTATACCACTTTCGCACGTCTATATCAGACATCTTACCTTTCATATCAATTATATCACTATAATCTTTTTGCGTCAAGTCTATCTTGTTTTTTCCCACCCCCATATTCCCCAGTCCGTCTGCGTTCACACGCTCTCTCTGCTGAGGCAGACCCATTGCTTTTGAAAACCTCGTGTACTCCTGGGAAGTGCCACGATATTTACAGCGTGCGTTGATGATATCCTCCTCGTCTGCGCCTGCCTCTTCAAGAAGATGTATCTTCTGCCGCTGGGCTCTCATTGCAGTTTCAAGCTTTCTTTGTCGCTGTAAAGCTTCATACTTTGTGTACTCTTTATCGCCGTATTTAACAGGCTTGTTCTCCTCTGCATTCATCTGCGCAAGCTCTTCATCTGTATAGGAACGCTCAGATATGCCGGGGATAAAGGGGTAATAATCGTGATAGCAATTCGCTCCGCACAGACCTGTCACAGTACCAAGACCGCAGATAGTTTCAAGCTCTTTTTTGCTGTAGACTTTGCCCTGCCATTCTTGGTGAGAGGGTCTTGCTCCGCTGTGCCAAGTGACTTCAAAAAAGTCTGTGCCAAGCTCTTTGGCGTTGTCCTCATTCATTTTTGCGGTTAGCTGTGAAAGCCCTGTCATCACCGAACGCCTTGCGGCTACGTCTGCCCTGTTGCTCCAGCCTGTGGCATAGTCCACAGTGCGAAGACCTGAGTTCGTCATATCCGAAATGACTTTCTTTATGACCGTATTGTAATCGAACGCTCCGCTCGCTATGCCCATTATGGCGTTGTCAAGGTTCTGCTGATAGAAGTCTGCCGCCTGCGTGAATTTAAGTTTGCCGTCAGGCTGTTTTACTGCAAATCCGAGTGACTGAGATATGTTTTTAAGCTCCCCCGAAGTCTGCTCCGATACAGCCGACAACAGCCTTTGCAGACCCTCATTTTCTTCAAGGGGGATCCGTGCCTTGCCTTTGGTCCTGTATATACTATCGTCCCATTCATAGCCTTTTTGCAGGATATCATTGTACAGCTCTTTTATCTCGTCTTTGGAGAGGTCAAGGTTATCGGCTATGGCTTTCTTTATCTCACGCTTGCTCATGCCAAGCTCGTGAAGCCTGTATATCTGCCAATCCGCCGAACGTGTTATCTCACCGTTTATCTTTATCCTGCGGACGATGTCCTCCATTATCTGCATTTCAAGGTCACGCAGGGGGTTGTCAAGAGCCATTGAAACTCGCTCTATCTCGCTTGCTTTGAGCATTATTCTATAACCTCTGCGGTGCTGTCGGAGGTCATTTTCTTAGCCGTTTCCTCGTCCTCGCCATACCATTTCATTCGGTATTCCCACAGTGGCATAATGCCCATAGAAACGTCCTGACGGTCGCTTGCACGCTTTGTTTCATCATCAGCAAGGATACTGTCCTCAAAGTTCACAGACAGCTCATAACCGCTTTGAGTAAGCCCATTATAGAACGCCAGCGAATAGCACAGGTCTTCAAGGCAGACACGAAGGTTATTCTGTATCGCCGTGACAGTATCGAACTTTCTCTGCTTTGAGGACTTTATCTCCGTTGCCGTCTTGTCAACTGTCTGAGGGTTTGAGATATCCCCATAGGACAGCCCCACAGTAAATTCTATCTCACGCTTGTATTCTTCAAGTCCTGCGATAAAATCAGCCTGTCTTAACTGCGGTGAGAACTCGTGATAAAAGTCACCGCTCGTGCCAGCCGACACATTTACCCCTCTGAAAAGCCGTTCATTGAGCTTTGGCATTTCTGCACGCTTCTTACCTGTGAACGGGTCTGTCACAGGTCTTAGCACAGCCTCGTCAACGTCTATTGCACGTTCTCCCGATTCAAACTCCCAATCGAGCCTGCCGAATTGGATATCAGCTTTTCTTATGACTTCTTCCGCCCCTGCGAACACTGATACGCCTGAATGTGAACCGTCAACTGTATTGTCGATAGGGTTGACATAATAGCCGAAAGAGGGTCGCAGCATAAGGGGATAGGCCACCTGAGGGATAAGCTCCGCCCACTCTGAAACAGCCGTGAGAGGTATCTCAGCACCAAGAGACACGCCGTCATTGGAGCGAAAAGCCCTGTTTGTGATAGTCAGCCCTTTTTCATAGTCCAGAGCGTGATATTCAAGCCTTATGCGGTAATCATTATCGCCCATGCGTTTTATCTCAGGGAAAATGACCTTTATAAGCCTGCCGTTCACGTCATACTCTACAGGAATGAACTGCGACTGTGGAACATACTGCACCTTATCAGCACCCAGCGGCTTTATTATCATTGCTCCTGTTGCAAGACCTCTTTGCAGATTTTTGTTGAGGTTTTCAAGGGCGTTTTTCGTTATGGTATCAAGCTTATCATTGGAAACTTTCAGTGTCATTTCATTGATAGCCGTGTTTGCAAACTCCCTCACCACAGCGTGTTCAAGCCGCAGAGAGTGAACTCCCTTGGGTGCTGCCTTGCCTGCATACATTCTGTCCCACTTGTCAATAGATCTTATCATACTGTCCGTCACGGCGATATCAATACCGTAAACGCCCTTTATATCTGACTTTGAAAGCATTCTGCTTATCCACTCCCTTATTTTTGAAATAATGCCCATAGCTTACTGACCCCGCCTTTTCCATACTCTTTCCATTGCATACCGAACGGCGTCGATAACGTGGTCATTGCCGTCGGGATAGCCGCTTATAACATTGCCCTCTTTATCCCTGTCATACTCGCAGTTGATGAACTCCTCGCAAGCCACAGGACAACGCTTGTTATCTATAACGATACTTCGCAGAGATTGCAGCCACTTATATGAATACTCCCTGCTGTTAGGACCTTTCTCTGCACCTCTCGCAAGCAAGCCGTATGCTCTGTAATCCTCAACAGACTTATTCTCTGCACTGTCGCAGGTGATAATATCGTTTGCCGTGATACCAAGCTCCAGCAAATGCTTTGCGGTATCAATATTCTTTGTTTTGTTGCAGGTGTACTCCTGCCATATGAACAGCGTGTGCTGAGCAGGGGCATAATGCACTCTGACAAAAGCGTAAAGGTCGGGATACCAGCCCCAGTCAACGCCGTTATAGATGTTATCGAACTGCGCTATCTCGTCGTCGGTTATCTCTCTTATGAGGACGTTATCAAAAACATTGCCACCAGTACCATTTGCAACGCCCATATACTCGTTCTCATAGGCAGTGGGATTGGTTTCTTTGAGAAATTCGGCATCATCAAGAAAAGGCTTGCCAAGCCACTTTTTCGGCACAGTTAGATAGGTGCTTTCGGTAACGAGTCTGTCCGTTCTCGGCACTTTGATGTACTTATTCGCCCAGTTCTGAGCCGACTTCGGAGGGTTGAAAGACTTGAATTTGTAGGCTCTCTCGCCGCCTCTTATAACAGACTGTTCTATCGTTCGCACAGCTTCTTCACCGCCGAACTGGTCAAGCTCCTCAAACCACACGATGCCGATATAGCCAAAAGGCGGCTTGATAGACTTTATCTTGTGCGGGTCATCAGCACCACGAAAGTATATTTTCTGCCCTGTTGAAATGCGTGTGATCTCAAGGGGCGACTTTGTGCAGGCAAACTCATCATCAAGACCAAGTGCAGATATTGCCCAGAGTATCTGAGAATAAACGCTGTCTTTAAGAGTATTCGCCACAGCACGCAGAACACAGACGTGCATATTCTCGTTCTTCATGAGCAGGTCGATAACGTTCAGACCGCAGAATGAAGATTTAGTCGAGCCACGTCCGCCGGGGAAAACATACTCGGAATGTTCCTGCTCTGCAATATCGAACAGGACAGGCGAGAACGTAGGAGCAACAAGGCTCGCAGGGATACCGCTGTACACCTTATCAGGCATAGAAACAGGCTCAAGCTTTTGTTTTTCAAGCCTGAGCCTTGCGTTATCGTATTTTATCTTATGTTTGAGCATATCGTCATCACGGATAATGTCACGCAGCTCTTTCACCGCCGCAACGTCCCCTTGTTTAGCCCTTGCCATAAGAGCCGCATTCACAAGAAGCATATTATTTATGAAGTCAGGGTCAAGGCTGTTAAGGTCAATGCCCTGCTCAACGAGAAACTCATAGTCCGCTCTGGTATTGGCAGGCTGTTCAAGCAGGAAGTCCATTACCTGTTTCATAGTCTTTTTACGCCTGCGGACTTCGCCTGATTTTTTACCGCCTTTTGAGCCGTTTTTTCGAGCTTCACTCGAGCTTGGAACTATTAAATTCTTTTCATTCGGCATTCACCTCACCTCGTTTTTTTGTTCTTTTGGGTATAAAAAAGCCCCGGCAAGCGGAGCTTTAAGTTATTTTACAAGCATAAAAATAGCCAATCTCTATTCTTTGACATTAACAAAAAAATGTCGTTCGCAAATCAAATTATCAGGAGTTAATTCAACATCATCTGTATCTGACTCAGACTCTTTTGCAAAAGCTAATATTCCATATTCGCCACTCTTGTTTATTGTTTTGTAGTCCATTCTTACTTTTGTATGACCAAAAATAATTTGTCCCTTACCAAAAGACCATTCATTCGACACTCTTTTTTGGCTAGCTTTTCGTGACTCAAGAAATTCTTTGGATGGAGGGATTATAAAACTATCAATGTGGAGAGCCTCAATGCCTTCGCTGACTTTTCTTACTAAAACATATCTAATATCGTATTTCTTATTTACAACGGCACTCGTAATAAAGTCAATGTAAAATTCACCAACAGCACCTTTTTTTATCGTTATCTCATCAAATTGATTGGTAATATTATATCCATCGCCAGAAATATCTGCAGCTATAATTGGTACAATATTAATTCTCTCATTAATCATCGCCATCACCCTTGTTATTTATCTCAAATGTCAAAGCCTTTGAAATCTTATCCAAATCAGTTTTATTACGAACATCATCTTGTGATTGTATCTTTATAGAGTTATTGCTAAGACCATATTTGACTAGTTGCTCCTTAGTTTCTGCTGTATTATTCAATATTTTGTTCATAAGTATTTGATTTTGAGTATCCAACTCATTTTGTTTATCAAAGTTATAAAAACTTAACCCAAGTGAAAAAACAGTAGCAACAAGAGCAACTAATCCAAGTATAATTCCAACCCAACTATTTATAATTGATAATTCTATATTTTTATCATAAATTAAACTAAAAGCTACCAACAATATAAGTGAAGTGGTTATTGCATATATAAACCATGTCCAAAAATGTTTTCTAACATATACAATCAGCTTTTCAAGACCTGTTGCTTTTTTTACTCTTTCTTCATCCAATGATACTCACCCCCCACAAAATATAGGATAACAAATTAATTATATATCCTTGCAAATAACTTGTCAAGTTAATATTTAATTACAAAATTGATTACTCTATTGTAATATATGTATTAATCACAACGCAAAAGACACCCCATAGGAGTGCCTCTCACAAATATATTATAAGGAGTTTTGTAAATGGTGGAGCAGATGTTAAGCTGGCACGCTCTCGACCTGCATACACCGCCCGAAGCCCGAAAGCTTGGCGGCGGTTCAAATATTATGTGTTGGCTTTTACGGGCAACCAACTGACCGTATGGAACAGAACGCAAGCTCATGCACTCACGTTCTGCATAAGCCCCTTACGGGGCTTAGAAAATTGGAGGTGACTTCAATGAAAGTACAAGTCAGAGGTACATCTACACTTTCCTCAGTATAATTATATCACACCCAAAACGAACAAAACGAACACACTTGATTATTTTTTCAAATATCTTTTGACTGCCATTCTACAGCCGTCCGCTGTACCTCCGACCCTGTGTCCTATCTGTATCCAAGTCAATCCCTTTACAAACCTGAGTACAAATATCTTCCTCATTTGTCTATCCTCTATCCCCTTGATAAACTCCTCCACAGTCCTCTGCTCACGCTCTAGCCGTGCCTGCTCGCACAGCAATGAAAGTGTATCACCGCTTGGCAGAAAGCCCTCTATGCGTGTGCTGTGTGGTGTGTAGGACGGCGGAGTGCATACGCTGATACTGTCGGCAACGTACTTGCCTGAAAGCTCTGTCTTGATGTCCTCAATGGCTGAGGCGTTCCTGCGGTAGGCTTTCAGGCGTGACATGGTCATTGGGTCGTTTCTTTCCATAGGATACCTCCTCTCTTATTCCCAGCACAACATACCCGTTCTTTATTCCCCAGCCGTTGAGGATATATGTTATCTTGTATGTATGTCCTGATATCTCATGTTTTGCGTGTTCTCTTACTGTGCCGTCTGAGCTACGATAAGACGTTCCGTCAGTCGGTATAAATCTTATCAGATCTCCTGTCTGAAAACCTCTGTCATTCTTTCTGACCTCGAAAGTTTTCTCACCGCTCAGAACGGCGTCACAAAATTCTATGCTAAGTTTCAGATTATGTGTTTTCACTCTTTTGCCTCCTCACACCTCAACTCTTCCAGCCTACAATACACCAACGTGTTGCCACAAGTCTTGTCAGCGATCTCTGCCTGATAGAAGAACTGACCTGTCTTACTGCTCTTGCGGATAATGCACCCTGTCAGCTCGTAGCAGTCGGAGCCGTTGTAGCTCACCCTGCGTCCAAGACTTTTCTTTACCTCGTGTATCGTCATAGCTCCTCTATCCTCACATAAATGCCGGGTATGTCCGCCCAAAACTTCTCGCATATCTCACTCGCCACAAGCTGGTCATCTGTCCAGAAGTCAAGCTTTGTCATGCAGTCCTTGAACATCTTCTGCAGGTTGTCTGTGTCAGGCTTGCTGATCTTGTACTCTCCGTCCTTGTGCTTGCCGTCATTTGGAAATAACCACTTTGTTATCAGCCTTATCCCACAGATGTACTTCTCAGGCGGTCTGTGCCTTGCTAGGTTTGCCGTGAGCTTTTCTTTTGCCGCCTTGACATCGGGTGGGTCATAAAATATCGGCTTGCCATTTCTTACTGCCACCTTATGTTCCTGCGCCGTAGCTGTTGGCGGTATCATTGCCATAAAAAATTCAGTCATTGTTATCTGCTCCTCTCGTGTGGTCGGTGTGCTAGCCGCCTTATTATTTCAGAATAGATTTTCGGGCGGCTTATGCCCGAAAATATATATTATGTAATAATATACTTTTTCTTCCCTCGGGAAAAAGTCGGTATTTTGTCGACATTTTCTTCCCAAGGGAAAACACCGATATTTTCCTTACACTTACTCGATTTTTTCCTTTCCGTTTCAAAGTAAATTTTCTCGACTTTTTCCTTTCTTTCACTCATTTTTTTAAGCCGCATTCTCCGCCATCTATCCAAAAATCACCATGCTCTTTTAACCTTGAACGCACTGTCTTTTCGGTAACTGCAAGATACTCCGCCAGCTCAGAAATGCGGCACTTGCCGTTCTCCTGCACACCGCTGAAAGCTGTTTCAATGCTCTCCTTGCGTTCCTTGCTGCGGTCTTCATTGGTCTTCTTCTTGCTGAAATTCTTCTTCCAATTCGGTGAGATGTCCTCTACCTCGCAGTCTTTAAGCACGCCCACGGTATCCTCTCTGTGAACAGGATAATCAAACCACATATTGAGGGGAGCAAATTTCGGGAACTCTCTCAGAGTACCCTCTATACGCCACGCCGTGCGGTTTCTTACCGCAAGCTTAGCCTTGTCTATGTCGGCCATCATAAGCTTGTATGAGTTCGGGTGCAGGTACTTGTGTGTTATCTCAAGCATTTTTGACGGCGTAACAAGATCGTCCTGTGAACAAAGCTCATCAGTATTTCTGTAAAATCTCCTCATCCAGTTCTCGCAGATACGGCAAACAGTTTCGTCCTCCTGCTGCTTGTAAAGGCTGTCTGAGATGTCAAGTTCTGAAAGGTCAAGAAGTGCGTCAGGGTCACGGGCGAATACTCCTGAACCGCTGGCTCTGTCCATTGAACGCTTACCGCCCTGCGATCCCTTTGAGTGGTGGTGGCAGTATATGACCGCACAGCCAAGCTCTGTGCATACCTTGTCAAACTGGTTGCAAAAGTGTGCCATTTGGTCTGCTGAGTTCTCATCGCCTGTTATGACCTTGTAGATAGGGTCTATTATCACGGCAATGTAATTCTTCTTGCTTGCTCGGCGTATAAGCTTTGGCGCAAGCTTGTCCATTGGCACGCTGTGACCTCGCAAGTTCCATATGTCTATGCTGTTGAGGTTATCAGGCTCTAGGTGCATTGCGGTGTACACGTCCTTGAAACGGTGCAGACAAGATGCTCTGTCAAGCTCCAGGTTGACGTATAGTATCTTTCCTTTGGTGCATTGCCAGCCAAACCACTTGACACCCTCAGCTATCGCCACGCACATCTCGATAAGTGCATAAGACTTGCCTGCCTTTGACGGACCTGCAATGAGCATTTTGTGACCCTGTCTGAGAACGCCGTCAATAAGTGGTGGTGCAAGCTCAGGCAGGTTATCCCACTCAGCACTCAGGCTCTCAGGGTCGGGGAGATCATCATTGATACTCTCTATGTAATCTTTCCATTCCGAAAAGCTTTCTTTGCCTATGTTCTTGTCAATGATGAACTGTTTCTTGCCGTTTCTCATTACACCCGGCATACGGCTAAGACGTGAGGGATTGCGGTTTTGTTTATCTATGTCAAGACCGCTTTCCTTGCAGACTTTGTAAAGAAAATCAACACGCCTGCGGTATTCATCATAGTTGGGAGCGTCTATCTTGACGATAGCGTGAACGCTCTTTCCACCGCTGTATACAAGCACAGCGATAGGAAGTTCAAGCTCTCTCATCACGGCGTTCTGCTGTTCTATAGGCATACTGTCGCTCTCCACAAGAGCGTAGCGGTAGTCTGTTACATTTTCGTTCTTTACGCCCTTGCCGTCAAGAGGATTGAAACGTATCCACGCTCCGGCTTCTTCCTTGTAGTCGCCAAACACCGCACCAATGTCGCCGTTACATTCGCCAAGCCTCTTGATAAGTTCCCCTGCCGTCCTGTCACAGCAGCCCTTTGTTGGCAGATACTTGGTCTTGCCGTCCTTTTCTGTTTCCCACGTTTGCGTAACATAGCCCACGTTCTCTCCTGCTTCAAAGAGTGTTTCAAGATATGTGACTATCTCCTTGACAGGGTCCCAGTTTGCAGGCTCGGTGATCGGTATGCCCTCACCGCCGTTTACAAGGGGACTGCTTTCTTCTGCGACTATCTCGCCGTCCCAATCGTATGCCTGAAACTCATGGGGGCTGTATCCACGCTCCTTTGCCATTTGCACGATAGTTCCTGCGGTCACGGGCTGAGCATTGCCGTTAAAGCCTTGCCATTTGTGTTCGCACTCACCGCTGTGATATCGGCTGTCTGACCTCGACCAACTGTCCCAATCGTTCACGGAATAGCCCTCGTGCTTGAGAGCCATTCCCACGTTGACCCACTCCTGATAATCGCAGCTTGCAGGGTCTATGTATTCAAGCATTTTAAGCAAATTTGTGTTATCCATTCACTTCTCCTTAGTTCTCAGGTGTGTATGTTTTCGGGTCGATATCTCTCGGCACTCTCCAACCATTGGCAGAAATACGAGCTATCATACTGCTTGCGCTGTCAAAGCTCCAAGAGCCGACGTGTTCAAAACCCTTGCTTTCAAGCAGCCTTATCTGCTTAGGTGTGGTAAGTCCTGCATTGCGGCGTTTCTCAAGGCGGTCTAGGATAAGCTTTGCCTTGCCTGCGTTGTCTATATCGTCAGGGAAAATGCCCAGCTTTTCAAGCTTTGCTTTCTGCTTGTCGGTAGCAGGAGCACACTCCCAGCCAAAGGCAGGAACATATGAGGACAAGTCCTCAGCCTGTATGGACATTTCATACTGCAAAGGGTCAACAAGCTTTCGCTTGCGTGTTTTCATTTCTTTGAGCTGCTTTGCCAAAGACTCTTCACGCTGTGCCACAACGTCCTCGCTTGCCTGTTTTTCTGCCTCTTCGATATCCACTGCACAGCCAGCCTCATTGGCAAGGTTTTCGGTCATTTTCTCAGCGACCTCTTCATTCTGACAGATAAGGTGTGCAGGTCTGCAAAGCTCGTGGCGTTCTGTGTGCCATAGGAAATCAAGCAGCAAAAGCTCTGTCTTTCCCTCGCAAAGTCTTGTGCCTCTGCCTACCATTTGACAGTAAAGCCCATGCACTTTTGTTGGTCTTAACACGATAACGCAGTCAACTGACGGACAGTCCCAGCCCTCTGTGAGGAGCATTGAGTTGCACAGCACGTTGTATTCGCCCTTGTCGAAAGCTTCAAGTATCTCCGCTCTGTCTGTGCTTTCTCCGTTGACCTCAGCGGCGTTGAACCCCTTGCTGATAAGGATATCACGGAACTTCTGCGATGTCTTGACAAGCGGCAGGAACACAACTGTCTTGCGTTCCTTACAGTATTTGAGCATTTCGTCAGCTATCTGATAAAGATATGGGTCAAGTGCCGTGTCGATATCACTTGCCTTGAAATCTCCTGCCTGAGTTGATACTCCTGAAAGGTCAAGTTTCAGCGGTATGGTGATAGCCTTGATAGGTGAAAGATAGCCCTCTTTGATAGCCTGCGGCAGGGTGTATTCATATGCAAGGCTGTCGAACACCGAGCCTAAGTTCTTCATATCGCCCCTGTCAGGTGTAGCCGTTACGCCAAGCACCTGTGCATGGGGAAAATGTTCAAGCACTCTCTGATAGCCGTCCGAGATAGCGTGATGAGCCTCGTCAATGATAATGGTATCGAAGTAATTTTCCGAAAAGCCTTTGAGCCTTTTCTCACGCATAAGGGTCTGAACCGAGCCTACTACTACACGATACCAAGAGCCTAAACAGCTTTGCTCTGCTTTCTCGGTGGCACAGCCAAGCCCTGTTGACTTCATAAGCTTGTCCGCCGCCTGGTCAAGCAGCTCGCCCCTGTGGGCAAGGATAAGCACACGCTTACCCTGCCGCACACATTCTTCCGTAACAGCCGAGAAAAGTATTGTCTTTCCCGTTCCTGTGGGCAGAACTGCAAGGACTTTGTTTATTCCCTCAGACCATTGTTCGAGTATAGCAAGCTTAGCCTCGTTTTGATATGGTCTTAAATTCATCATCAGAACGCACCGGCTTTCCAGCCACCTGTCTGAGCAGGCTGACTATACTGTGGCGTCTGCATCTGAGCAGGCTGAACGGTAGTCACATTCTCGTCATAGGCGTAGAGCTTTTTGATCTTGTTGGACTGCCTGTCCTCACCGTCCTTGTTCTTGTAGTTGTCAACGTAGACGTGACACTTGCCCTTTTTGCCTGTGATAGCGTTCCAGTTCATTTTCAGCGGCTCGCCATGTTTTTTCAGACCGAGAGCCAGGAAAAGTGCTGAGAGCTTCCACTCAAACTTGTTGCAAAGGAAGAAGTTCTCTGTTATCTCCACGCTGTCCTCTGCACCCCAAATGGTGAATGTGACCTTTGCCATATTGCAGGGCGGCACTTTCGCCGACCCCTCGTGTCTTGCACGTTCGTACTTTGCAACGGTGAAGTCATAGTCCCCCTCAGGGAGCGGGACAAAGTCCCCACTCTCGTTGACTATCTCATCTTCCCAGCCGTATTCCATAAAATTATCCATAGTGTTGTCCTCCTTTTAAAATGGTACTTTCTGATTTTCCCTGATAAGCGGCAGCATTTGCTCCCAAGCACCTATCAGACAGCCCTGCACAAAGTCGTCAGGATAGTTTGTGATAGGAGTATCATAAGGGAAATAGTTTCTCTGAGATACCACAAGACGTATATCCGATTCGCTTACGTTGTTGGCTCTCATAAGGTCCGCAAGTGCTTTCGGTATGCCCTCAGGGATAACGATAGGCGGCGGTGCAACGTCCTCAAAGCCGCTGAGATCAGTAAGAGGCTCGTCCGATTTTTGTGTGGCAGTCTGTGCGGTCTGTGTAGGCTGTGCTGTCTGAGCTGTCGGTGCAGGCACAGGCTTAGGCATTTCAGCAGGCTGTGTATACACAAACAGGTGAGCTATGCCACTATACTCAAAAGGCATTTCAGGCGGAAGTCCGTCACGATTTTTAGCATCCCAGCAAGGGTGATGTGTGGTGTACATAACACGGTCGCCGCCCTGAGCCTTGAACTTCTTGCCGTCCTTATCCACAGCTACTGCATATGTTTTGTAGTTTGCAAACAGCACCATATCTGCCCATTCTTTCACAAGAGGCGATATCTGAGAAGAAGTTTTCTTGCCGAGCTTTAACTCCCAACGGTCATAAGCACCAAGCTCGTCAGGCTGTTCAAACTTTCTCATCTGTGCGTGAGCCGTAAGCACAACGTTGATACCGCTGTCAACTACCTCCTGCAAGAGATTAAGGAACTTGCCTATCTCCTCTTTCTCGTAGACGTAGCCGTTGCCGTAGCCGAAATCTTCAATGCCTTTCTTCTGATGTGCCGAGCAGATCGTTTCAATGCAAAGCTGTTCAGCCCAATCAAAGGTATCAATGACAAGGGTCTTGCAAAGCCTGCCGTTCATAGCTTCCTTTACCTCGTTTTTGAGCATTTCCCAGCTTGACGGCTTAGGGAAACGTCTGATGTTCAGCTTCTTTGTACTGCCCTCAGTATCAATAAATACAGGGTCGGGGAACTGAGCCGCAAAGGTGGATTTGCCTATGCCCTCAGGACCATATATCACGACTTTCTGTGCGGAGCTTACAACTCCTGATGTTATCTCATACATTAAAATGCACCTGCTTTCCAAGTTTTCGTTTCTGTGTTTTCTTCCTTATCATTGTCCATTGACCTGCCGTCCTCGATAATGATACTGCACTCGTCACCTGTGGAAACTCTTGTGGCTATCGCCTGCAAGCCCTGTGCTTCAAGCCACTTGCCGAAGTCATCAAGGGTGTCGGTATCCATTTGTTCAAGCTTGTCCAGCAGTACAAAACCGCAGTCAGGGTTGAGTTTTCTCACGATAGAGGTAGCGACGATAAGCTGTTCTGCTCCGCTTATACTGTCCCACTTATGCCCGTTATACAGCAGCTCTCCGTCCTCAACGGAAAGTCCTTCAAGAGGCAGGTCGGCACTGCCCAGCAGGTCAGTTTTAGCCTGTCTTACGTCCTCTATCTGCTCAGTGAGATATGTATACTGTGAACGGTAGTCTTCAGCGTCTATCTCAGCTTTCTCCCTGTCGAGGTTTGCTCTTATCTTCTTGTTCAGTTCCTCGATATCTGAGATGTTCTTTTCAAGCTCCGCTGTGCTTTCGTCCACAAGGTCTTGTGCGTCAAGGCTTGCAAGCTTGAAGTTATTCGCTGCCGCTTCATAGCTTGCTTTTGCACGTTCATAGGCGGACTTAGCAAGCTCCAACTGCTTTTCGTAGTATTCTTTCTGGTCACGCTTACGCTGATTTTCGCCGTTGCGAGCAAGTATATCCTGCTGCTGTCTGATAAGCTCAGAGGCTGACACAGGCTCGGCAGGGACGTTTGCGTACACAGGCATTTCCTTTGCAAACTTAGACTTCTGGTCAGCTATCCTGCCGATAGCAGTACGCTGGTCATAGAGAGAATGTTCCTTATGCTCCAGCTGATAGAGCGTATCACCCACACCGATTATTTTCAGCAGAGTTGAAGCTTTTTCCTTGCTTGATTGATTTATGAACTTAGGCAGGTCAAGTGCGAACTGTTCAACGAAGCTGTTCAAAAGCTGCTGACCGCCTTTTTTACCTGTGCTGTCGGTGACTTTGAGAGAGCTGTTCTTACCGCTGCGTTCCACCACGATACCATTGTCGAGAGTTATCTTCAAATGCGGTTCGACAACAGACCCCTCACGCTGAGGAGAGGACGGCTTATACTTGTCACCGCCAAGCGTCCAAGCGATAGCGTCAAGGACAGAGGTCTTGCCCTGCCTGTTCTTACCGCCGATAACAGTAAGCCCATTCTTTGCAGGCTCAAGCTGTACGGCTTTTATCTTCTTTACGTTCTCAAATTCAAGTGAGTTTATTTTTACTGACATTTTAGTTCGCTCCTTTCATTATCTCCATTCAACACCTATAAAGTCAAGCACACGTCCCCAGCCATAAACTGTGCCGTCTTCGTCTTTACAGCAGCGTTTCATCCAGTATTCCCATTCAGCAGGATTATCTTCACGTAGTCTATCGAAGCGGTGAGGACGCTGCTCCATATGTATACCAAAGCCGCACATTGAACAGCCCGTACGCTGCGCTCTCGTAGTGTAAAGCTCACCATTTTCTTTGCGTTTGATCTCTCCATATGCTCTTGGAACGGGTACATTAAGGTCAAGAGCAAGCTGTAACAGATCTTGCCTCGTGAATATAGCAAACGGACAGCTTCGTGTTGTAGTTTTACCATAATAGTTGCAGCCGTTTTTCATTAGTGCCATTTCCCTTTGACCGCCTTCTGACGCCATAAGTCCCAAATATGGATAGCTGTTATGTTCTTTTGCCCAATCGTCGCAAGGCTTTTCCTTCATATAGTAGCAACATTTTGACGATACTTTGAAGTTTGGTACAGGTCGTATGTCAAGATCAGGTCGCATATGCGCATAATTACCGCCAAAGAGCTTTATCCACTTATCTTGCAACTTGATGCGATCGGAGTGCTTGAAGCCACCCTGTTCGCCCATATCACCTGTCATAATTGCGTGAATAAATGTCTGTTTGTCCGCATTAGGTTGCAACAGATAGCTTATCTTATTGGCTTTGGCTTTGCTCACGACCGGAAAGCCAAGTTGATTGAGCACCTGCGTTTTGCTCATATATGGCTTTATAGATGTAACACCCAGCTGCTTATGTATCTCTTGGTTTCCTCTATCTTCTAAGATAGACACACTTATGGCAGGAACATCAATGCCTATGTTTCGAAGAAACACAAGAAGTGTAATGCTATCAAGTCCTCCGATAGAAACGTGACAAGTAGCGTTAAGATCGCCGTACACTTTGTTGTAGAACTCCCAAGCTCTGATCTCTGCGTGACGTACCTTCGCTTCGTAAGGCAGATTTTGTTTCAGCTTAAATTCATCTATTGTCATTTGCTGTCACCGCCTTTCAACTTTTCAAGCTTATCCCTTGTGCTGTATATCTTTCCATACGCCTCGCCAATGTCAAAGGCTCTCTGCTCACATGCCGACATTCCTTCGTAGATATCGATTATATCTGTACAGGCTTCGTCTACGGTATCATATGCTTGACAAATCTGCTCTTTTGTGCTATCATCAAACTGTAATATTGAACAGGTATCATCTGATACCTCCGAGCTTGTGCCGTTGGCGGACGGTGCAGGCTCGTTTTCTTTTAGGTA